GAAGGCCATGAAGCCCGTGTTCGTGATCAAAAAAGGGTCGGAATATGGGGGGGGGTTGTCATGACCGGCATCATCAAGGAGGTCACCATCGGTGATTGCCGCTTGATCCTTGGGGATTGTCGCGATGTGCTGCCTGAGTTTGGCGCTGTGGCTGATGTGTTGTTTTGCGATGTGGCTTATAAGCTGACCTCGGGCGGCAATGCGCACCAGTCGATGGGCGGGATTTTTGCCGCTGACAACTACGACAACTCCGGCAATTTGATGAAATCCCCAAAGTGGCATGAGCTTGGCGGGCCATTCTATCGCGCCTGCAAGCCGGATGCCGATTGTTACATCATGACCAATGATAAGAATCTGTTCTTGGCGCATGGGGCGTTTGAGGGGGCAGGGTGGAAGTTTCACAACCTATTATATTGGGACAAGATCCGAGCGACCCGCAACCGTTGGTATATGAAGAACCTCGAGTTCACGCTGTATCTCTGGAAGGGGAAGGCGGATGAGGCCGGTATTGGTGATTGCGGATCAAAGCAGTCTTTTTACCTGAATTCCAAGCGCGAGACCAAGCACCCGACTGAAAAGCCGGTCGAGTTGATGGAGCATTACATTTCCAATTCGACCGACAATGGTGGTGTTGTTCTGGACCCGATGATGGGGGCTGGTGCTGCGATGGTTGCGGCTGTTCAGCTGGGGCGGCGGTGCATTGGGATCGAAATTGAGCCGGAATGGTTCGAGGTATCCTGCGAGCGGGTGCGCAAAGCATATGAAGCCTGTGGAATGGCGGTGGCGTCATGACGAGTGTTCCTATGCCTCGCGCCGCTGGGACGCATCCGCATTTCCCCGGCTGTCGGATCCATTTGCGCCGGTGCTGTGGTGTGTGTCCGCATTTTGAGGGCGAGACTGTCCGTGTTTCGGCGTGGTGTTCCAAGCTCGGTGTGGAGCGTAATGGCGGCGGTGGGACGGATGGCTGCATCTATTGGTCACGCAAGTCTGCGGGTGATGAAAACGGGGGTGCCGCGTAGTGGGGCAATCGTTCATCAACACCGCGAATGGCGGGGCAGGGCATTTGGAACCTGAATCCTTTGCGATCTGTGCCGAACCTGAAATCAGTTCGCTACCGTTTTGGGTGGCTGGTGAGTGTTTCAGCCCGAATTGTTGTGCGCGGTTCACCCCGTCGCGCAGCTGGTCGCGGTATTGCTGCGATACCTGTGCCGAGCAAGACCGGCGCGAAATGCGCAAATGGGGGCATAAGGCGGCATTGGCGTTGTTGGTTCATCGCATGCACGCGTACCCCAAAACCGCCCCCGAGCGGGTGCTGTGCAATGCGGCGCGGCGGTACGTGCGCCAAGTTCAATCCACATGGTTAAGAAGCCGTCAGGCGCGGTGTGCGCTGGCGAGAAAGGCGAGGGCGATATGAGTATCAAGCCTGCATTCAGTGTCGTTGATAAAACGGAAATGCCGGACTACCCGATCACATCGGATCAGCGGTTGGAGAGCCATTTCTATGTGGAATTTCATCAGCGCCGGTGGCTGAACAGCACGTTCAGGATGCTGGCAGAACCAGAGGTTCGGGCCTATGGGTTTGATCTGTTTTTCATAGCGCAGGATCAGTCGCCGGTCGGCACCTTGCCCTGTGATGATCTGTTGTTGGCCAAGCACTTGGGGATCGACATCGAGCGCTGGAAAGCCGCGTGCGAGCGCAAAATCTCGCCATTATACAATTGGTCGGAGGTCGTCTGTGACACAGGTGAGGTGCGGTATGCACATCGTGTGGTGACAGAAATGGCAATCAAGGCGCTTGGGTCAAAGGTCAGAAATACTGAGCGTAAAGAGGCGGCGCGGCAACGCAAGCGGTTCAAGGATTTGACGCTTGTAATTGAGCGTCTTGGATCAACGAAATTGTTGATGGCTGGTGGTTTTATCGACCGGTTCGATGAATGGTTGCTAGAGCATAGGGCCAATCAAAACAGGACTGAGGGCATGATCCGAGAGGCGTTGGGCGTGTTCTGTACTCCCGCCTGATGTTCTGGCGCGTTCTGTAACAGTTACAGAATATTACGGAATAGTTACGGCTTTTTACGGAATGGAACGGAACTGACGGGGTTTGTCACGGTTTTTACGTCAGTTCTGTCACCGCTGATAAGAGAAGATACGAAATGAAAAGAAAAGAAAATGACAGGTTGCACCAACCAGCGAAGCTCCTGTGGATAACTTTGAATTGCTGGGGAAAGAAGGGGCGAGGAAATGGGCAGTGAAGTTGAAGAAAGCAAACGAGGGCGGGTGCGCCGGTTGTTGATTGAGCCGCTGGAGGCGTTGGGGTTTCGGCGCAATGCCAAGGTGCCTGCTGATGTCTTCAAAACCAAGATGGCCAGCATGATCGACAGTCTGATCTACATGTCGGATCAGAATTTGGCTGTGATGTTCGATATGTTGAAATCTAAGGGTGAGGGGCGCAATCGTGACGTCTGGCCATCGGCGGCAACAATCTGTGGGCTTGCCGAGTTGGTGCAGCCGCGTCCGGTTCAGGAATTGCCAAATCTATTAAGCTGGTTTCAATCGGTTGAGGGGCCGAAGTGTCTGGCGGCTGGGACGTTGGTTGAAACGTGGGCATATTTTCAGCAAAACAAGCGTCCGCCATTTAACGCTGGTCGGCATATCGCCGAGGAGGCCACGCGCAACCAGAGCCTTGCGCAGCGTATCCGTGAGCGCGCGGCCAAAAGCAGGGCATCCGATGATGATGTTTCGTGGTTGGGCCGATATGAAAAACGGTTGGCATATTGCGAGGCGATTGTGCGTGGCGGTGATGAAAAGAGGGCAATATGAACATGGTCAACACAGCTGATGTATATGCACGGGAAATCCAGTGGTTCGCAGTGCGAATGAAGCCAAATGCCAGTGGGGGTGCGCGCACCGCCATCATTGATGTGGAAAAGGAAAAATACATCAATCGAGCTGGCCAGCCTGCGCATCGTCGGATCAAGGGTACTGGCACACGGGTTTTTGTGCCTGAACATCTGTTGAGGCGTTCGGGGTTCGAGGTGTTTTTGCCTGTGAAGAAGGTCTGGCGCATCAAGAACCGGTTTACCAAAGAAAAGCATCTGGTCTCGGTTCCATTGCTGGCTGACTGGATGTTTGTTGGGTGGAGGATTGGTGACGAGAGGTGGCTTGAGTTGATGAGTTTTGATGTTGTCATGGGGGTGATGGGCACTGGCGGCCGGCCAATTCAAATGTCCGATGCGACTGTGATGCGGATGATGCGTCAGTACAGTGGCGGTCGGGTTTCATCGCAAATCAGGCGGCGGGTTGCTGCGCGTCGTACCTTTGGAGTTGGTGATCTGGCGCGGGTGATCGATGGCCCGTTCGAGGGGCAGGATGTGCGGGTTGTCGATATTGCGGGGCAGACCGTCAAGGCGATGTTGAAGATCTTGGGGGGTGACATTCAGGTGGAGCTTGGGGCTGATCTTCTGTCCAAGGCTGAATGAAAATAAGGTCGAATGTGCGGACAAAACGACTATCGGTAGCAACCGCCTCTATGGCGGCTACCAGCCCCAAAGCGGACATATCGCATCGACACGAAGGGCGGAAAGCGGTCTTTCGCTGCGCTAAGTACGGAGGTCCGCATCAACCGATAATGTACATTCTGCCAAACCAGCTTTCGCTACTCTTTGACTGTCTGCGCCTCTAAAAATCTAACAGTTTTCTCCATCATGTCACGGCTGTTTTGTACGATCCAGCTTGGCAACAGGAAATCAAACCACATCCGATTCATCATATGATCTCCCACAATGAAAAAGGGAGTTCCTACGTCGCTCTCAAGCTCTTCGAAGCTTATCTTACATTGAAGAACATCTTCGGTCGCTTCGATATCAACTGTCCCCCCGTCAACGGAAAAAATTCGAGCAAAGGCTTTTAAATCTAGCATCGAAATTATAGAAATGTCCCCTCGAACAAACATGGCGTAGTGGTCAGGCTCCGAGAGCGTTAAAGCGTACGGAAAATAGCACCCCCACAGCATGTTTGTCTTAAGTTGATTAACGAAGTTACAAAGTGAACTAGAGGGTTCGACGCCATCAAAAAGGATGTCCATTTCAGAGCGTCCAACTTCATCCGTTGTAGTGATCAGGAACCTCAAACACCCATCAACTTCAAAATGGGCTGACCCGTTCTCTTTTGCTTCTGTGAAGGCCGTTACCAACAATTTATCAAAGGATTTTGGTTCTGTCAAAAATGCCGTTCGGAACGTTGTGCCTTCGAAGCCACGTAGGTTCTCAGCCTGATCATTCTCAAAAAAATTTGTCAGGGTCTCTAATTTCTTCTTCTGACGTTTGCCACGAGCGTCTTTATTTTTTGAGGACTTCACCTCTATTGGAACAGGATCATTTGCACCTAAAAGACAAATATCACCATACCTAACAACATTCGTAAGGTCGCAAAGTACTGCAGGTACATTATGAGAAATAGCGTTCGTCAGAACTGTGAGTTCTGCTGCCAAGCCTGCCTTGCCCGAGAGGAAACCGCCGCTTTGTTTGGGGTTCGCATTATCGACATTGAAAAACGTCTGCTTCAAAGCAAACCTATCAATGTAAAGAAAAACCAAACAATCACCTAAACACAGAAAATTATAACGCACGTATTGCCATTCGGACGGATCGTGCTTCGCTGCTTTGGCTATTCTGATCTCTTCTTCAGCTTCCATAACTGAGGCGATAAGTTTTTTCTGAATATCCAGAAGTTGCGTGAGATTGTCCAAGTTTTTGGAAAACTCGTGTATCTCCTGGTGCAACGCGAAGAGTGCAGGATATAGTCTATTTTCATCATGTAGATCAGACATTTCGAGAAATCATCCTTGGCCACGCTCCTGATGTCATCAAGTGGGATCCTTGAACCAAACTGCAGTCCAGATGCCGTCAAAACTGTCTTCTAGCCAATTGGCCCAGTTTTCGGGTTCAGGGTCAAACATTCGATGCTGTGCCTCGATATCCGCAGATTTTCTAAGAACCCGACTCGAAAGCCTTGAAGCCTTATTACATATGTCTCCTTCAAGATACTCACCAGCGTCCCACCAGCGCCATCCTCCAGCATGTGCGCCGAACTGATTTCGAAGGAAGTATACTTCTTCTGAAAGGTCTTGAGATGCCACTCCAAAGCCAAGGGCTCTACACAAATCGCGGCGCTCTCGTTTCGGATTTCCGCTTGCCCAAGACCAATCCATATTTTGTAAGGATTGGATCACACAGTCCATCGCCACCAGCGCCTCTATTTCGAAATTAGCCTTCAGAAGACTCTGAGCTCTAAGAAAGTGGGAGACGCCTTGCTGAATGGATGGGTCAAGTGTGTTTCGCTTCGCCCACTTTGATCGGTAGAAAGTTGGATTAACTAAGCGTGGCCCCCAGCTTCGAGCCACTCCCGGCATCGCGGCGGCCAATACCTCTATTGGTGATCCAACGCTTGTTGAACCAGCATAACGTTGCGAGGAACCTCCCGGTCCGAAGGGGTGAAGAATTATTCCATCTCTCTCCCACGATGCCATCAGTACCTTACAAATATTTGAGCGGTGGATGTATTGCCTGCAGTAATGTCCGAGCCACGAGAAAAAATCCTCGGACATATCGTCATTGAAAACATCGCGCCAGCCGAAACCCCATCCAGGAACGATTGAAGTAACTACCAGTCCACTTTCGGTTGGATCGGCCCGCCACGTTTTTCCTGCGGTCGCAAAGCGGGCCTTGCCGTGATCCTCTAGAAGAGTGGATAAACTCTCGTTCCAATGCTCTCGCTCAGAAATGGTTTCAAAAAAGAGATCAATATTTCTTGAGAAGCGAACACGCTCTGATCGCGTTGGTTGCCTTTTATCATACCATTTCAGAATTGCAGTTTTTGCCTTGTTGCGGCTCATCCGGTTTTCTCGATATCTTAGTAATCTTGACGTTTTCTAGCACAGGTTAAATGGGAAGTAGAGCATTGAGATCGTTGACATTCAAACATTGTGCTGCGTTGACCACCTAACTCTTTGCAGCCGTTCGCTGAAATATCCAACAATGTCTGCAATGGGCCAACCGCCAGACTTTGCAAAGGTCACTAACTGCGCATAACTGCCATCTGAGGAGCATGCAGCATCCGTTATTTTGCTGGTCTCATGCCCGCCTTCGTGCCTCGACTGCCGATTGTTAAGCGTTGGGTGTGAATTGTTAAGGGCTGTTGACACGCATGGGGGATAGGGGTTAACAGCGATTCAGGATGACCAGTGGTCCCTGCCAAATGAGGTAATCACAGCGAAAGCTGGAAGTGGCAAACCAAGGCCCCCGAATACGGTGAAAAGGCAATAGCCGGTCACCGCGTTTAAAATTAAGAGATATGCCCAAACGCAAAGCCCAGCGGAAACGTCTGGGCTAATTTTGCATGGCATCGGTATTTTATGATGGCGGATTATCATCGGGTCTGCATTTACGAAAATAGGATTGGCGATGTTCCGTATCGGTGAAGTTGATGTTCAGGGCCTGAAGCAGTTTGAGAACTTGCTGGGAGCTTTGGGGCAGGATGGCCCAAAAGTAATCAACCGGGCTTTGAACCGGACGGGCGATATGGCGCGCACCCAAGTGGTTCGAGCGCTGGCCAAGCAAACAGGGCTACCGCAGAAGACGATCCGCAAGGCAGTGAAGGTCAAACGTTCCTCGTGGAAGGACTTGGAGTATCGCCTGACATCATCGGGCGGTGAGGTGTCTCTGAAGTATTTCAAAGCGCGGGAAACCCGTCGAGGCGTGACGGCTTTCGTGCGTGGTGAACGTGAACTATATGAGGGTGCCTTCATCAAGGGCGGCAGCTTCGCACGTGGGCGTGTGGCGCTGAGCATGGGTGGCCATGTTTTCCAGCGCATTGGTGGGCGCACTGAATTAGAGAAGTTGAAGTCCGGTGTCTTTATCCCAATCGAAATGGTTGAGGGTGCCACGGCCAACACATTCAAGGCTGTTGTGGCTGACGTTCTGCCGCGCCGTCTGGATCATGAGATCAATCGTTCATTGGGCATTTGAGCCGTCAGAAATAGGTTAGGGACCGTAGGATGTTCCGGCTGCACGCGGGGCGTAAGCTGCCCGAGGGTTCGTTAGTCAGACGGCTTTTGCAAAGCCTTAACAATGGAGGTGTGCTGCTTAACAGACAACCGTTTGGCAATCGGAATTGACGCAGTCGCCGGGGAAGTTTGAAAAACCATGCAGTCAGCACAGGAGCAGATGACGCAGGCGGATTTTGCGCGGCACATGGGTGTTAGTCGTGCCGCTGTCAGTCAGTGGAAGTCGCGCGACATCTTGCTTGATGACGCCTTCACCCAACCCGGCAAAAAGGGAAAGTTGGTTGTGGTGATCGCGGTGGAGCAGGTTCGCCGCAATCGCGACATCGGGCAGGCGCTCGGCAACGGAATCGAAACACGAACATCGACTGAAGCCGCAGGTTACGCTGATGCACTTGCAGTTTCTGATCCGGTGGACGCCCAGCCTGACCTTTTGAGCGTAGAACCCGCAGAAGTTTCGGTCGAACAGCCAGCAGATGCGCCAACGCAGCCAAAAAAGAATACGGTTGAGGACCAGCTGAAGCGCGCCAAACTGGAAGAACAATTGCGACGCAACCGCATGCAGGCATCTGATGAGGCGTTGCGGCAAGGTATGTTGATGGCGGTTGATGATGTGCGTGAACAGATGTCACGCATCTCTTTAATGATGATGCAAATCTTTGAAGGGGCGTTGCCAGATTTGGCCGCTTCGGTGGCCGCGCAGTTTGATGTTCCGCAGCGTGATGTTTTGCACCTGTTGCGCGCTGAATTCAAAAAGGTCCGTGCGACTGCCGCAATGAAAGAAAAGGCAAGGGCCGCTTCTGTGAGCCAAGATGAAATGGTGTCAGTAGAATTGGAGTGATGATGCTGGATGTTGCCGTCACAAGTGCAGAATGGTTGGCACATGATGTTTTAGCTGATGTCATATCCCCGCCACCAGACGTAGATTATCTGGTGTGGGCTGAACAGAACATAGTGTTTTCAAAACGTGAAAGCCCGATGCCCGGCCCATACAATCGGGAGCGCTTCAGCTACTTTGATGAAATACTGCGGGCGCTGTCACCAAATGATCCGTGCCGTGTGGTTACTTTGGCAAAGTCAGCGCAGCTTGGTGGAACAGTTCTGGCTAATATATTCACGGGCGGGTCCATGGACATGGACCCCGGTGATATTCTTTATGTTCACCCAACGGATGAAAATGCGCGTCGGTGGTCTAAGATGAAGCTGTCACCAATGCTGAAAGGGACAACGGCGCTACGTAAAATTTTTCCGATGAAGGCACGTGATGGTCAGGATTCGGTGTTCTATAAAGAGCGGCGCGACGGTCGTGGTGCCATCCAGATTTCTGGTGCGAATTCACCTGCGTCGCTTAGTCAGATGTCGATGGCGCGACAGGTCCAAGATGACCTTGCCAAATGGGATATGAACAGCGCCGGTGATCCAGAAACCCAAGCTGATAGCCGCAGTCAGGGTTATGAATTCGCCAAGATATTCAAGATATCTACACCAATGGTGGTGCCTGGATGTCGCATCACAAAGAACTATGAAGATGGTTCGCAAGAGATTTTGGAGCTGCCGTGTCCACATGATGAATGTGGATATATGCAGACGCTGGAATGGGAAAACATGTTGGAAAATCTGGATGAAGATCATCCAGAGCGTGCGCATTTCGCCTGCGAAAGCTGTGGTGCGTCTATTGAGGAGCATCATCGACCAAAGATGTTGAAGGGCGCGCGTTGGGTTTCGCGGAACCCCAAGATGAAGCGCGTGCATCGGTCGTTTTATCTCTGGTCAGCCTATTCGCTGCTGCAATCGTTTGAGCGCATTGCGCGCTCATGGCTGTCGGCAAAGGGTGATCCGCCAAAGGAGCAGACGTTCTGGAATGATGTGGTCGGTAAAGCCTATCGCATCCTTGGGGAATCGCCACCTTGGGAAGACTTGTGCGACCGTGCGTCAAAGTCTGACTATGTGCATGGTAATATTCCTGCTGGCTATCCGCTTCTGACCTGCGGCGTTGACTGTCAGGGTGACCGGGTCGAATGGCAGGTGGTCGCATGGGGCACGAATAAGCGCCGCGCAGTCGTGGAGTATGGTGTTTTTAACGGGCATATTTCAGACGAGAAATGCCAAGCAAAATTGAACGGCTTGCTGAAGCAGGGCTTTCGGAACGCCTATGGGCGGAAAATCCAAATTGATCTGCTGGCCATTGATGGCAATGCCTACACTGAAGACGTTTGGGACTGGTCGCGAAAGCATCCGGCTGGCCGTGTCATCATGGTTCGTGGTGTCCATCCTGAAGGTGCGCCGCTGTTGGCGCAGGTGAAGAAAGAGCGAAACCGCCGGGGGAAGCTGGTTCGGTATTCGAAGCGGTTCTATAATTTTGCGTCTTCTGTTTTGAAAATGGCGCTTTATCGGAACCTGAAAAAAGATGATCCGCAAGAACGCGGGTTTGTCGGACTGCCGAAGGGGCTGGAAGATGAATTCTTTCGGCAGCTGACAGCGGAATCCCGCAAGGCTCAAAAAGCCAAATCGGGCTTTACCCGTTACCTGTGGGTTAAAGACCCAAGCCAAGCCAATGAGGGGCTGGACACTCACTTGCAGGCAGAAGCAGCGGCCATCCGTTTGGGCGTCCGTAGCCTGCCGGATAGCGAGTGGGACAGGCTTCTTGCGGAACGTGAGCGCCCACCGGAAGATGTTCAGGGGGATTTTGAAGATCTTCTAATGGCAACGCAACCTGATGCGGACGTTAAAGCTGAAGCACAGGTCAAATCGGACAGCGTGAAGAAACGTGCCCGGAATAAGTGGAGCAAAAAATAACGTGACTGGCCTTATCCGACCTGATGGAACGCCGTTGATGGCAACGCCTGCTGTGAGCCGCACAACCGCCCGTTATTTGCGCGATACCAAGAGCGGGGCAATTGCGTCGCGTGTCGCGCCGTTGACCAACAGCCGTGATGATATCCGTCTCGCATGGTCGCGCAGTGCCGGATTGGCGATGGATCTTATTCAAAATTCAGGGCGTCTGAAGGGGGCTTGCGACCAAGTCATTGCTGACACAGTTGGTGTTGGTTTGACACTAAACCCTGACCCCGATTTGACGTGTATTGGGTACTCTGAAGAAGAAAAAACCGAATTCATTCGGGTGCTGAAACGTCGCTGGAAGGCGTTCTGGAACGATAAAAAAGAATGCGATCTGCGCGGCAAATTGAGTGGTCCGCAAATGGTCGATATTGGACTTCGCTGGGATATCGCTTTTGGCGAGGTCACCGGTGTCTTTGATTTTTTTGATGATGCTGAGCGCAGCCACTACGGGATTTCGACCGGAACTAAGTTGTGTTTGGTGCCTCCGCAAAAGCTGGTGCAAGACACCAATGCCCTTGACGGAATGTACCAAGGTGTTCGCCATGATGCTAAAGGCCGTCCGGTTTCTTATCGATTTGATACAGGCACGGATGGTGCGCAGATTAAGCGTGATTACGCGGCATTTGATGCTGATGGCCGGTCACTTGTCATGCACATTTTTGATCCGATGGATGCAACGGATGTGCGCGGTATTTCAAAATTGGCACCAGCTTTCCGCAAGCATATTCAAGCAGAGATGCTTGATGATGCCACGCTACAGATGGCGTTGTTACAGACCATCTTTGCGATCACGCTGACCAGTGAATCGCCAAGTGCTGACGCCTATGAAGCACTGGAAGTGCTGAAAGATCAGGGCGGCGACGGTGTTGAATATGGCAAGGAATACCTTGGCTACCTTGCAGGCAGTTTGGAGGCGGCGGCTGAAAGTCGAATTTCTGTTGGCGCAGATCCACAAGTTTCGCACTTGGGTCCGGGGCAAAAGCTTGGTTTCGAAACGGCCAATATTCCCGGCAAAGATTTTCTGCCGTTCTCAAACAGCCTTGCCCGCGACATGGCGCGCACAATCGGCTGTACATATGGTGGCCTGACCATGGACTACACGGCTGCGACGTATTCGAGTGTGCGTATGGAGAACTCATCAATCTGGTCAGTTGTGATGCGTCGGCGGGAACGTATAGCAGGGCCAATATGCCAACTGGCCTATGAAAATTGGCTTCATGAAGAAAACGGTGAAGGTCGCATCCCATTCAAGGGTGGATATGCGGCTTTTCGCGCCAATCGGAAAAGTATTTACATTGCATCATGGCAGGGACCAGCCAAGCCCACGGCGGATGATTTCAAATCGGCGCGGGCATCAACTGAACGGCTGAAAAATGGCACAAGCTCGATTGCAATCGAAACCGGTGATCTTGGGGTTGATGCGGATGCGCTCTTTGAAGAGCGTGAGCGTGAGCATAAGCGATATGTGAAAGCCGGAATGGCATCGCCATACCAAGCGGGTGCAGTTGATCCTATTATCCAAACGGAGGTTGTGGAGTGAACGTCACAAGCACAGTCAAAATAGGGTCTGAGCTAATCGACATTGCAAAACCCTGCGATGTGGTGACGGCGTTGAAGAAAATGCAGCTGAAACTTGCGATTGGCGGTGTTCGGGAAACCGTGCGCATCGATGGCGAAGAAGTCTCGTTTATGCGCGCTAATGATCGTCGGTTGGCATCGTTGATCGCACATTACGAAAGCGAATGTGCTCAGTTGGGTGGCGGGAAAAAGCGAACCCGTTTTGCGAAGCGCTTCACCTACTTATAATTCAAAGGAGACAGAAATGACCATTTTGGTGGACGGCGAACTCGTGCTTCACGGGTTCGTTGGTGAAAACTATTGGGGTGATGGCTTCACAGCGCGTGATGTTATTGACGCCTTGGCCGAAGTTGGCCGCGACACGGATGTGACCGTGCGCATCAATTCGGGCGGTGGCTATACGGATGACGGCATTGCGATCTACAACGCGTTTGTGGCCCACAAAGGTGATGTCACAATCGTTGTGGATGCCATGGCGGCATCTATTGCATCGGTTATTGCGATGGCCGGTGACACCATCACCATGCGAGCGGGATCATTGATGATGATCCATGATCCTGCAGGCCACACTTGGGGCACGGCTGACAGTCATGAAAAATCTGTTGGCCAGTTGAATAAACTCGCTGATCTGATGGCCGGAATTTACGCAGACCAGTCTGGCGAAGATGCCGATGGCATCCGCAAAGACATGAAAGCTGAAATCTGGCTGACAGGTCAAGAAGCGGTTGAGCGTGGTTTCGCCACCGATACGCAAAGCGGCAAATCAAAGTCTGTCGCGGCGTTTGATTACCGCGTCTACGATCACGCCCCTGAAAAACTCGTTGCCATGGCCACGAAGAAGGACTGGTCCTTCACAGCCGTGGCTCCCAAGGCGGCGTCCGCTGCCCCAACCCCAGCCAAGGTAAAGGAGAAACCCACCATGGCAAAGAAACCCGCAACAGCGGACCCTAACACTGCAGCAACGACAGCCGTATCTGCTGACGATGTGAAAGCCCGGATTAAGGCCATCACTGAAGATGGCGCTGCACAGGGCCATGAAAGTCTTGCCAAGCATTTGGCGTTTGACACGGAGGTGCCTGTTGAAGAAGCCATCACGGCTTTGAAAGCGGCTGCAACAGATGTGCCAGCACCTGCTGATGATAAAGTTGAAGATCGCAAGGGGTATCAAGCCCGCCGGTCGGCAGCCGCAGATTTGGCGCAACCCGGCAGTGGTTCCTCGACGCCTTCCAAACCCGTTGCAACCATCAACGCAGGCAGCATCTATGCCAGCCGTCGCAAAACAGCAGGAGCGTAAGCTATGGAAAACGCAACAATGCAGACACGAAATCTGGCCTTCCTTTTGTCGGAGGGGCCGGGGCGCAGCTCGCGGGCTCAAGCGACAATTCCGGCAGGTACGGGAATTGTCGCCGCTGGAACCGTTATCGGTGAGTTGAGCGCTACAAAGGGTCATTTTGTCCCTTCACCGAATGCTGAAGTCGTTGGGATTGAGGGGGCCGAAGTGGCGACTGCAATTTTGGGTTATGGCGTAGATGCCACCAATGTTGACGTGTCGGTGACCATTATTGACCGTGGCCTCGCCGAAGCCAAATTGCCGATGCTGACGTTTGAAGCGTCGGTGGATGATGAAGCCAAAACTGCCGCCAAGGTCGCACAGCTTGATGCTGTCGGCATCCGCGTGCGCTAAGGGAGAGACGTAATGGAAAACGAATTCGATATCGTAACACTTACGGCAACTGTGAACGATTTACCGTTCGTGCCGGGGCAAATGGGCGCGCTCGGCATCTTTGACGAAGAAGGTGTGCCGACCACATCTGTCAAGGTTGAAGAGCAAAACGGCAAGTTGGATGTCATTGAGCCTTCGGCACGCGGTGGTCCGGGGCAAACCATTGATGATGAAGATCGTCAGACATTCACCTTTGAAGTTGATCATTACGAAATCAACGACTCGGTGAACGCTGATGAAATTCAGGGCATTCGAATGTTCGGTACGGATGACCAGCTTGAGGTTATGGAAAACCGTATTGATACCAAGTTGGCGCGACATGCTCGTTCTATGGACACAACTCTGGAGCACCAGCGCATTGGGGCGGCCAAGGGCATTGTGGTGTCAGGAAAAGGTCGGGTTTTGCATAATCTCTATGACCGATTTAATTTGTCTGTTCCCGCGCCAATTGTGCTGGGCTTGAACGGCTCGGTGGCTGGTATTGCATCTAAGATCAAGGGCGATGTGGTGTTTGCAATCGAAGATCAACTTGATGCGAATTATGACCATATCCACGCGTTGTGTGGCCGTGATTTTCATGCAGCTCTTTGGGAAGAAAAAGAAGTTCGCGAAACTTATATGGCTGATAATGAGGGCTACCGTCTGCGCGATGGAGCGCCTGATGTTTTCACCATTGGTCAGGTTACTTTTGAACGCTATCGCACAGGGCGGCGCGCCAAAGCCGCAAATGTTGCAGGCGCGTTTATCGCTGACAATGAGGCACGTGTGTTTCCGGTTGGGGTTCCTGACCTATTCATCACGCGTTTTGCACCGGGTGACTGGAATGGCTTGCCAAATACTATGGGCCTGCCGCGTTATACGCGCTTAAAGCCGATGTATAACGATAAAGGGTATCATTTGGACAGCCAAATGAACTCGTTGTCGATTTGTACGATGCCAAAAACATTGATGAAATTGGTCGCTTAAAAGCTCCACAATTCAAAAAGAAAACAGTGGCTCGGTGCGAAAGCATCGGGCCTTTGACTGCATCCCTATGCGATTTTTTGCATTGGAATTCAGCCAAAATAGGAGACAATCATGGCAAGTTCTAAGAAAAAGTGGGTGGCCTTTAAGGGCAACGTTACCATTCCAGCCAAAATGGCCGGCGAAGACAAGGATGTGCGAATTCAGGTGGGGAATCCTGTTCAGGTTCCTGCATTTTATGCAGACAGTGTTGTTCAGGATGGCATTGCGGATTTTTGTGATGCGCCAAAGAAAAAAACTGCCGCGAAGAAGTCGAACGAGCTGACCGATGAAGAAAAAACTGCTGCCGCTAAGGCATCACAGATTGCGGCAGCTGAAGCGGCGGTCACAGATGCGCAGGCGGCACTGGATGCCTTAGGACTAGGAAAACCAGCAGGGACAGAGATTGCCGAACTGGAAGCAGCACAAGACGCCTTGGCGTCGCTGCAAGACTAATGGACAGCGCCCTGCGCGAAGAACTGATGGAAGCGGTGGATGATGTTTGGGCGGAAACGCTTAGGCATCTTCCGCTGTCTTCAGGTCAGCAAGACCAGACGCGCGAAAAGGTCGACTTCACTGCGGTTGTTCGGACGGGTGATCGTGAAACTGAGCGGATGAACTTTGGTCGCGGCAATAATGCGCGCTCAGGCATCATGGCCGCTGGCGGTTATCTGCGCATCGACCGCTCAGCTTATCCAGATATCGAAGTGCGAAAGGGTGACAAGTTCGTAGCGCTCACGCGCGCTGGGGAACCGGCGTTTGAGGTTCTATCGGTCGATGATCGTTCACACCTTCGGCTTATATGTGAATTGGGGGATGCCTGATGTCATTGATGATGATGGCTTTGCGGATTGCGGCGGTGGAAGCCCTGAAGGTTGGTGGTACACTTGTTGGCACAAACGTGTTGGACAGCCAGATTTCAGCCATCGACCAGACTGTGGATGGTGCCCTAACGACGGATCAGCAGCGCCCATTCATTGCGGTTTATTCTGACAACAGCAAAGCCGACGATTTGACCAACACCGGTTTGCGGGCCAATGGGCGGGTGGAGCTGACGTTTAATTGTGGTGTTGCGCTGACGATGGGGCAGACGAATAAGGAAACTGGTGAAACGGAAATTATCGAAGGTTTCCCGTCAACAGACGCACAGTTTGAAGCTATCCTTGATGTGGTTGGTTGTCAGATTTGTCGTGTGTTGAGCGATGTGAACAACCCGTGGGCGCAGGTTTTTGGCAGCTTCTGCACGGTGGTTTCCAAATCTGAAGTTCGCTCCAGCAGCACTGCTGAAAGCGTGCGATTTGCTTGTGGTCAACTCAAGCTGACGGTTGACGCATATGCTGATCCACCGTTTGGACAGGTTTTTGCGCAAGATAGTCACTGGCCGAGTTTTCTGGCGCTGATGGACCAACATGACGTGAAACAGCTCGGCCTTTTCCAGCTGATGTTGGGGCAACCAACCGTCACGGAATATCCTGACTTTGGAGCATTGACGGGTATGACTTCGCGTGATGCTGCATCAATGAACTTGTATACATTTGGTGGTGCGCCTGTGGATGTCAGTATTGTCGTGCCGACTTCTCAAGTGGAGCGCAGCTGATGGGTTTGGCCGAGCAAATGGACAATATGCGCCGTCGGTTGTCAGAACTGGAGCGACGTGTTGGCTCGCAGGCGCGCACGGGTGTGGTTGTTGAGGTTGATGCCGCTAAAGGGCTTGCCCGCGTGCGGCTGACGGATGGCGATACGCCAATGCTGACGGGCTGGATACCATGGGTTGAGCAGGCTGCGGGTGCGAACAAGACGCACAACCCGCCTTCAGTTGGGCAGCAAGTGGAAATTACATCTGAAAGTGGTGATTTGCATGATGCCAGTATTCAGGGAAGCCTGAATTCGACCGCCAATGGCAGACCATCAGGTGCTGGTGATGAATTCGTTCTGCTGTCTGTTGGGGCTGCGCGTGTCACAGTGAGTGGTGGTGGAGCCGTGATGAAGTTTGAAGTTGGCGCAAGTAGTATTGTGATGACGGCTGCGGGTATCGCACTTGTTTCACCCAAAATTGATCTGAATTAGTGCCTAGCGTAACTCGAAAAGGCGATGCTTGCACCGGACATGGTTGCTGGCCTCCACGTGGCAGCACGGGCGGTAGCGGTAATGTGTTTGCGAATGGGATTGCAGTGCATCGTCAAGGTGATGGTTGGGCACCGCATACCTGTCCATCGATACCTGAAACTCATGCTGGAACCCTGGCCGCAGGATCTGGAACGGTTTTTGTCAACGGTAAGCAAATAGGTCGCATTGGTGACCCTGTTGATTGCGGCTCCAGTGTTTCAAGTGGCTCCGGTGATGTGTTCGCTGGTGGCTGAATTTCATCCAAAAAGGAAAAACTATGTCTGATAAATCGAAAGACTATGAAGTCACAGAGACGCGCTTCATCGGAGGACTGCACCGTGCTGTTGGTGATCTTGTTTCGATGACTGAAAAAGCAGCAAAATACTACCTGCCGCCCTACGGCACAGGCTTAAAGGTTCCCGGTGCTCGCAAGGTAAAAGTTGGTGGGTTGGATGATCCAAATGTTAAAAACCCCACCCAACATGCTACTGGAAAGCCGGGCAAGTAAATGGATCTGAACCACCATACGGGGGCAGCGGTTGATGGCTGGGCGCATGTTGTCCAAAGCATTGAAACCATTCTGGTGACACGTTTGAACACGCGCGTGTTCATGCGCCAGTTTGGATCCGATGTCCCTGTGATGGTGGACATGCCTATGAACGATGCCAACATCATGGCGCTTTATGTGTCGGTTGCAGAAGCAATTGAGCGTTGGGAGCCACGGTTTGAGCTGACGAATGTTACCCTTTCTGCAGGTGCTGATGGGGTCATGGCGTTGCAGCTGTCGGGCAATCATTTGCCGAATGCCCATTTGGGTGATGACACGGTTGTCAGTGATGAAACGCAGGTCATTCGGGTTCAAGCCACCAGAATAGATAATTGGAGGCTTGCCGCATGAGCCGTTTTGCAGCCCTTGATCTTGCCGCGTTACCGCCGCCGACTTCGGTGGCGGTTTTGGATTTTGATGCCATTTTAGAAGCGCGCCTTCAGGAGTTGGAGGCGCAGCTTTCGGAAGTATTTGATCCACCAAAAGTGATCGAAGTTATGGCGCTGGCTCGTAATATTGCCGCCAGCCCAATGCGCTATTTGAATGAGGCTGCCGCAGCGCGTGAGTTATATTTGACCAACCAAATTAACGAGGCAATCCGGTCAGTATTTCTGTCTACGGCACGCGCAACAGACCTTGACCAGATTGGTGCAAACCGAGGGGCTGTGCGTAAAATCTTGGATGATGCAAACCCTAATGATGTTATCATGGAGAGTGATGAAACCTTTCGCGCCCGCATTCAGCTGGTCATGGAATCCTATTCTCCGCACGGTACAGAGGGCTCATATGTCTATTGGGCCTTAGATGCTGATGACAGGGTTGTGGATGTGGTTGTTTATGGGCCGAACCACGGCTTGGAGCCTGCTATCCCTCCGGCAGAACCAAAGATGGTTGTGCTGTCGTCTGAAGGGGATGGCACTGCTGATGTGGCGCTGCTGGAGGCCGTCTTCGCCAATTGTATGGCAGACAAACGTCGCCCGGTCGCTGACAAGCTGACGGTTATTTCTGCGACGCCTGTGCCTTATGAAATTGAAGCGGTACTTCATGTCGTGTCGCCCACTGCAGCTGGGGCTGTGTTGGCGGCTGCGCAGATCACGGCTGATGCCTTTGTGCGAAACCGCTTGCGGATCGGTCGCAAGCTATACCGAACATCGCTGGCAGCAGCTTTAAACGTCGAAGGCGTGGTGGATGTGGTCATTATGAAGCCCGCTGCTGATTTGGATATTGGGCCGTTCGAGGCACCGTATTGTACAGCAATAAATCTGACAGCCGTCGCTGTGTCCGGTGGGTGGCGTGATGTTTGATCAAACTCAAACTTTACTGCCAAAAACGGCCACCGATTTGGCCCGCGCATTGGACCTCTTAGAGGAGCGGCTATTCTTGCTGCCCACCGAGATGATAACCAAGGATCCCCTTAAGGTATCGCTTGAATTGTTAGATCACCTTGCGTGGGAAAATTCCGTTGATGGTTGGGACACCGACTGGCCTGAACAAGTAAAACGAAACATCGTAGCAGTCAGTGCAGAGTTGCACCGATATAAGGGATCGCCTTACGCCATCCGGTTGGCGCTTCTGGCTTTCGGTGTCGAGGTCGAACTGGTTGAATGGTGGGAGGACGATGGCTCTGGAATTCCCGGCACTTTCCTTGCACGGGCCTTTGTGACGGATCCGCTTGATGGTTCGGAAGAATTATCGGTAACCGCGCCCGTAGTGGATGCCATGAAAGCGATGTTGAACGGTGTTTCGCCTGTATCGCGCGGTTGGGAACTTCAATTGGGGGCGCAAGTATACGCAGCCGTTTATATCGGTGTCTTTGCGCAGATCCATATTACCGCTGAGGCGCGTTACTTGGTCGATCCACCGCCTGAGCTCAGTGTTTTCATTCCCAATGGGGTCTTGGCGCACACTCAAATTAAAGCAACAGCGATAACTGTGTAAGGAGCGGATATGTCGTCATACGCAATATTGACAAATACGGGGCGAAACAAAGAGGCTGGCGCACTTGCCGGTGGATCTCCGTTGGTCATTACTCAAATCGCTTGGGGGGATGGTGATCGTTCGCCTTCGGGCGGTGAGGCTACCCTTTTGAATGAGGTTGGTCGCAAAGATGTACAGGGTACGGGTGTCGTATCAGAAGGATCGAATGCGGCATATTTTGACATTTTGCTGGATGCGGAGGAGGGGCCGTATGTCATTCGTGAGGCTGGCTTGTTCGATGCTGTTGGCGATCTAATTGCAGTTGCAAAATATGATCCTCCCGTGAACAAGCCGCAGGATACGGTGTCGGTTTTGCTGCGTATCGTTGTGGTTTTCTCGGACTTGGAAAATCTGGTATTACAGGTGAGTTCGGTAAATACATTCGTTGCCGCAGAGCGCCAAATCAATACTGGTGTTGGGTTGATTGGCGGTGGTGATCTATCAAATGACCGCACAGTTTCCGCCGATATTGCCACCCAATCCGAAGCGTTGGCGGGAACCATCAACGACAAACTGGTAACGCCATTACGGCTGGCACAGGCCATCGTTGCGGCAAGCACAAACTACAGCACACAGGCCGACATTGATGCCGCGATTGCAGCACTGCTCGATGGTGCTCCTGGGGCGCTTGATACGCTGAATGAACTGGCCACGGCACTTGGCGATAGTGATGATGCAATGGCCGCGATCATCACCCAGCTTGGCCTTAAACTGGATGCGACCACGTATACGGCCGCAGATGTTTTGGCCAAGATCAAAGACGCGAATGCTGAGATGCGCTCAC